GAACTTCCTATCGAAGTTAACGAAACACTTATCGTCGAATTGTACTCCAAATAATACATACAGTTCTACAAATGCAGAAAGCACAGTACTTATGAGAATAGGTACTGTGCTTTTTCTTTTAAAATTAGCTAAAATTTGTGTGCGTTGCTCAACCGTTGCACAACTTTTAACTAAATGATGCGGGTATCTTATTTACTTCTTCGATATATTGCTCAATCGTTTTATGCGTGTACACATCTGCGGTAATGTCTTTACTTTGCGTGTGGCCGACTATTGATTTTAGAATATAGCGATCCACTCCGTAGTTACTAGCCAATGTGATGAACGTATGCCGAGTATCATGTGGTAAGTGGTCAGATATTCCTAACTCCTTACAAAATCGCTTTACTGGCTTTCCTAGGTACTTTGAAGTGTACCCATGAGGGATAAGCGTATCAGAGTTAGAAACGAGCGCCTGAGCGTAAATTTCGCGATAAAAAGGCATAACACAATCTGCAATAGGTATTATCCTATCTTTACCTGCTTTTGTTTTTACTCCTCCAATGACATATCGCCCATCCAGGTGGACATTTTCAAGTTTTATGGATAACAACTCAACGGGGCGCATGCCTGAGTATATGTACATTAAAAGTAGTTTGGCTATATCCATGTGAGTATGTTCCCATATTGCTTGAATTTCTGACTCCGTAAAAGGTTTGTGTATATCTGACTTTTCCGCCGGCTTTAGCTCCAAGAGTGCAGCATAGTTCTTTATAATAACGTCATTTTTGATAGCTGCATCAAAGGCGCCATTCAATCCTTTTACAATAAGACCGATAGACGAACGACTTAAATGGCTATTTTCATCGATTATGGCTTGTAGATGAACGAGTTTGATTTCTTGTATAGGTTTATTCCAAATAGAGGTTAACTTAGCCTGTGCGGTCGAATATCCGCCTTTTTTGACATCTATCCCTTTACGTTCTTTATCGGCAATCATCCATCGCCAGCATTCACTGAATAAAACTTTTTTAGTTTCAAATTTCTCTGGGTAGATGCCATATTCTGACAAGGCATCCCATGCTTCTTTTGATTTAGCGTAATAGCCAATTGTCTTACGTTTACATTTGCCATTTTCGTCGTAGCCAGTAGTTACGACTGCACGGTAAGGCTTGCGTAAGGGCTTATGTTTCATTTTATAAACGGATCCCGTTCCGTTTGCTCTTTTCATAGCCATGTTTATATTCCTCTTAAAATACCCCTATCATGCGATAGGGGTATTGTTTTATTTAGACAGTTTATTTATATCTAAGCTATTATCAACAATATCTCCGAGTTCGTATAAGGTTAGCGCAGTTTTTAACTGTTCGACTTCTTCAGAGGATAGGGCGTAGTCTTTATAATATTGTGATCCTCGATATCTGATTATTGGATTACTGCCTTGCGTTAAAATACGCAGCCCTTCATCTATTTCTGGAATCGTTAATAACGCATACTCATAGGTTCCAGAATCATCTAACTTAATATTTTTGCCTCCGCCACTTTGCCCGGCGATGACGCCTGGCATTGTGTAATCAAACTTACCTGCAGAACTGGAGAACGTTAATTTATCCCAAAATATCCAATTTGTAGATATATCTAATGGAGCGAAGGTAACAAATTTGATAAAAGGTCCTACTAAATGGCCCGAAGAATCTACGAAAGCAACCCATGATACAGAATTACTTGGCCGTATCGCTCTTTGGCTAGAACTGTAGAATTTATATTCCCTGTCTACTTGATCATACTCAAAGTTTGTGTTGTTTAGAATCGTATATATTTCTTGTTCCGCATTAGCTTTTCTCGTCAGCTCGGATTCCTTGTCCTTTACTTCTTGAGCTTTGCGAGCGTTTTCTGATGCGGCATAAGATGCTCGATCAGGAGCCTTTTGATGGTAGTCAGTTATTACGTAACCTACCAATATAGCCATAATTACCCCTACAATAGCTGTTACTAACACTCTTTTATTCATACCTATTTCTCCCTGTTTTAATCTACTAACTTTTTGCTTATAGGCCCCCTATTTTTGTTTTTGTTCTTGCTCTGAAATTAGTAAAATCTCTGAGTATTCCTTTTTTATATTCTCCGCTACTGTAATCGTTCCCGCAATAATTGTTAAAAAACGCTGCAAATCTTCACTAGGTATGATTTTACTTTTTATAGATAAAAGCTGGTTAGCGGTTTCTATATATTTCCCCAAAAGCAGAGATGCGGTATTTGCCTCAATTTGAAGCGTATGTTTATCAAGCTGTTCTTCCGGAGTTAAGTCGGAATCTGATTTAGTTATATTAGCCTTCCGATTTGCTAAAGAATTAGTTGCTTTATTTATTGACGAATTATGATTGGTATCGGTATCGATAAATCCATCCAACCAATTGGAAGTTTCTGTAGAGGTGTGCCATTTTACGGAATCATTAGTATTAAATAACAAAGCTAAGGCATTATTAGCAGCGCTATGCTTTCTAGCAGATAAAAATTCTTCGATGCTAAATGGATTTAACGTATAACTAGTTTTATATCTAGGATCTATATCGCCTTTTTCAACACCGAAAATATCAGATAGTATCTGTAAGTTTCCAGGGGTGATGTTATATTTTTCGTTAAAATACCCCGAAAGCGTAGAAGGGCTTATCTGCGATTGTTTAGCTAAATCAGCTTTTGTCCATCCTTTTCTACGCAATAAGGTATTAAGGTTAGCTGCTACCTGACTCCTTATTTCTTTATCAAATGCAGTAGACGCGGGTCTTGCCATGAATAACACCTCTTTTTATTAATAAAAATTTAATATTTTCCGCTCCCCCTGTATCGTTATTTTATCTTATTTATACGAGAAAATCAATAATAATTTCGAGTTAATATAAAATAAATGTAAAAAATATTAGTAAATATTACATAAACTTAAATATAGATACACTTGAAATTCGATTTATTTCGAGTTAAACTAAATACATAACAAAGAGTACTTAGTTTGAAAGGAGGTGGTATTAATGAGTCAATACCTAATAACTTTGGAGGCTGCCCGTGTAAATGCAGGTCTGACGCAGGTCGATGCAGCTAATAAACTAGGCGTGCATCCACAAACCTTGGCAAGATGGGAGCGAGATAGCTCAAAAGTCCCCTATGCGAAGATATGCATGATAGAGGAGACCTATCATATCCCAAAAGGGTTAATTTTTTTTGGTAAACAGTTCGAGTTTACTCGAATTTTAGCAAATAAAAATGTATAAAAAGGAGGAGGGGCAGTAAATGACAGACATGGAAATTCTGTATAACGCTTATCGTGATAGCGGTATGCAGACCAACGAGGAAATGGAAAATTTACTCGGATGGCCGAACGGTAAGATTAGAACTATGAAAGCCCGACTAAAGGCGAGGGGCCTTATCGACTATGAATTCGGCAAGCCGGTTACGATTTTAAAGCCGTATCGAGAAGATGTGGAGAAACCGGAAAGCTTCAAAGCAGCTATATATCGAGAGATGCTAGAAGTTTATATGGATGATTTCCGTAATCAAGATACTTTTAAAGATCGTTTACAAGTAGGCCAAGAAATCAGAATGATTTTGAAGGCTATATAAAAGGAGGTGCGATTATGAGACAGAAACAATTTGTAACTAGGATGTTCGGTGAATCGATTACCGAACGAATGCGAGAACTGAATATGTCAAAAGCAGATTTAGCTAGAGACGCAGAGATTTCAAGGTCAACATTAAATCGTGCAATTGAAGGGCGTTCAGTCCACATGGGTACAATCGTTGCCATTTGTCACGCTCTCGGGGTTGAGTCCGTCGAGGATACAGACTTTTGGGAGACAGATTATTACAATCCAAAATTTGATGCCGTTTAGGAGGTTAGTAAATGCTTAAAAAAGTGATTTCAGTCGCTCAAATGTCGACTGTCCTTGGTGTTAGCCTAACAGCTATCCGAGAGGGTATCGCAAGAGATCGATTTCCATTTGCCTATGCCTGGCAGTCGCCAGGTAAGAAATCCCGTAGCTTTGTCATCGATAAAGAGGGGTTTAGGACGTTCCTTGTCCATTCATTAGGCTGGGATGTGAAAGTAGTTGATGCGGAATTTAAATCCGCAGGAATTCATTAGGAGGAATTAATCATGACATGGATTGACGCAGGAATGCATTTAAGTTTAGCTGCAGCAGCAGTAGCATCTATTTTATCAATGTTGATGTTATAAAGGAGATTAATCTATGGGCTATATGTTATTGGGGACTTTCCTCATTGCAGGCTCTATGGGAGCCTTAGAACTCGACCAAATAGGATGGGAACAGTTTATATTGCAATCGTTAATCGGACTGGTTCTATCTCTATACGGATTTAAAAAAGATATGGCAGAAGTTGACGCAGAAGAGCAGAAAGTTGTCACATACATCCCGCAAGTAAGAAATTGCGGCGAGTACTGTCGCAATCCATATTACAACTAAAGGAGAAAGAATATGGAAAAAATTTATGTCAGTAAACAAAAAGTAAGAAACTTCGTATCTCGTGTCAGTTGTGACAAAACCGATGCAATTGAAGATGAATACGAAGCTCTATTGACTCAAGAAATTAAATCACTAGATGCTTTTAAACGTTTAGAAGAGGCTCTATCAGAAGCTCGAAAAGCGGCTAAAGAGATTAAGCGAGCGGGGTTTGGTGATAGCGTTTTGGCTAGTATTCCGACTTCGGAATTTTTAATCGATCGCATGATTAGTCGAGGTAAGAGCTTCTATAATGAACCACCAAAAACATGGGCTTCAATTTGTGAACTATTAAAGCCATTCGTGGAACGACTAGCAAAAGTACGTAATGCTAGACAAAGTGCTTACAGAATTATTGATGAAGCACAAACAGGTAGAGCTGCTGCGGATGCGTTAAAAGAAGCAGGCTTAGATTATTACACATGGGAAGCTAGAAAGCCTGAGAGGGTGCTTGATTTAAGCGCTTTGAAAGGTGGTGATTAAATTGCGAGACTGCAACAAATGCCCAAAGAAAGATTATTGTATTCCTGATGAATGCGAAGATTTGGGCATGAAAAATGAGCCTGATGATGCGGCAACATCAACAAGCTCAAATTAGAAATATATCCACTTAAAGTATACCACAGAAAGGACATCTTATGGAATTCTTATTAGTTACTTACGATACCAGTGATTATTACTGGCAAAATAACACACCGATGCATAACCCAGATGAATTTTGGTTTAGATATTATGAATCCGATACAAATGTTCCAATCGATAACATTGGTGTTGGTGATTGGGTTGTTGTTAAATCAAGAAACGGCTTAGGCGTTGCTCGTGTTTTGAAAAAGGCAAAAGACCTTGATACTGTTCGGATGCAAGGTTTCAAAGGGAATGTAGTTAAACAGGTCATTGCAGTTATCGATACTTCTAAATGCGATAAACGTGAAAGCGATCGAGCTAAATTGGAGGATATCGAAAAGAAACTCGAACAAAAGGCTAAGAACGCTGAGCGCTTGACCATGTATCGGTTACTTGCAAAAGATAATCCGGAATTCTCAGCGTTACTTACTGAGTATGAATCTGTAAAGGCGTCTGTCGATGAATTATAACGCTTTCATTAACTCTAAGTCTAAAATGTCAGAATCTCATGGATTTGTTATTGATGCGGGTATGCTAAACAAACATCTTTTTGACTTTCAACGAGATATCGTCAAATGGGCCTTGGCAAAAGGTAAAGCTGCCATATTCGCAGATTGCGGATTGGGTAAAACTTTAATGCAGCTGTCCTGGGCGTATGAGATTTATCTACATACAGGTGGATCCGTACTCATATTAGCACCGCTAGCTGTGGCCGCTCAAACACAGTCCGAGGGTGAACGTTTCGATATTCCTGTGAATATATGCGAATCCGATGATGATATTGTGCCAGGCGTTAATATTACGAATTATGAGAAATTGGGACGATTCAATACCGACAATTTGATAGGTGTCGTGCTTGATGAATCGAGTATCCTAAAGTCATTTACTGGTAAAGTACGTACGGATTTAATAAATCGATTCAGTAATACGCCATATCGGCTAGCGTGTACGGCAACGCCTGCACCGAATGACTATATGGAGCTTGGCAATCATGCGGAGTTCCTCGGCATCATGAGTCGTAATGAGATGTTATCTATGTATTTCACGCACGATGGTAGCGATACCGCTAAATGGCGATTAAAAGGCCATGCAGAGAATACCTTTTGGGAGTGGATGGCGTCATGGGCAGTAGTGCTAGATAATCCGGCATCCCTGGGTTATGAAGATGATGGTTACGAATTACCTGAGTTACACGTACATGAAATTGTTGTTGATAAAACAGGTGAGGATGTCCCTACTTTATCCTTACTGGAACGCCGCAGGGCTCGCAAAGCATCTCTTGAATCAAGATGCAGAGCAGCAGCTGATTTAGTCAATGCATCTAATGAGCAATGGCTAGTGTGGTGTGACCTTAACGATGAATCGACCACTCTGAAGGAAATGATTGATCTAGCAGAGGATGTCAAAGGTAGTGATAAGGCAACTCGAAAGCAAGGCATGATGTTAGGTTTTGGTTCTGGATTCCTAAAATGCTTGGTGACAAAACCAAGTATCGCTGGATTCGGAATGAACTGGCAAAACTGCCACAATATGATATTTGTTGGGCTATCTGATAGCTACGAGCAGTATTATCAAGCACTTCGCCGATGCTGGCGATTTGGCCAAAAGCATGAGGTGAACGCTTATATTGTAATCTCTGAAAAGGAGGGCGCTGTTAAGGCGAACATTGAACGTAAAGAAGCGGACGCTATAAAGATGAGGGACGCTATGATTGCGTTAACTCGTGACGCTGTTCGTACCGAATTATCTAAAACTAGACGAGAATCAACGGAATACAATCCGTGTGTGCCGATGGTGTTGCCTAATTGGGCAGAAATGAGGGCTGTTATATGACTAAGATTTACATAAGCCATCCATTCGGTGGATTGGCTGAAAATAAAAAGAATGCCGACTCGGTATTAAAGTGGCTGCAGGAAGATATGGGTGTATTTCCAATAAAGGAACCTTTTGGAAGTGATACGCATAACATATTCCTTTCACCTATACATATGTTTGGGCATCTGTACAATAAGGTCGATTATGATACCGGCATAAACTGGTGTATTGACCTTCTAAGTGGCTGCGATGCAATCGTAATGTGCAACGGCTGGGAGAACTCAACCGGGTGCAACTTGGAATTAGCTTATGCTAAGGATCATAACATAAGAGTCATCCACATCAATGAGTTAAAAGCAGCCAAATTAACTAAATTAGCTATTGATGCAGGCATGAATAAAGGTATAGCTGCCCTTGCTGGAGTCGCAACGCTGCAAGCGCTAAATAAGAAAGCAAAGGAGGACTTACAACGTGAACGTGCTAAATCAGTTAATTGAGTCCCGATTTGCAATTTATAACGGCGACTCAGTAGAAGTGCTAAAAGGGCTACCTGATGATAGCGTTCATTACTCTATATTTAGCCCTCCATTTAGTAGCTTGTATGTTTACTCTAATTCTGATAGGGATATGGGCAACTCATCTACTGATAGCGAGTTTTGGCAGCACTTCAAGTATTTAATTACTGAATTACATCGTGTAATAATGCCTGGGCGATTAGTATCGGTCCATTGTATGGATTTACCTCTCACGAAATCCAGGGACGGTGTTATCGGAATGAAAGACTTTCCTGGTGACATTATTCGAGCCTTTCAGGATGCTGGATTCGTGATGCATTCCCGAGTCACGATTTGGAAAGACCCTCTCGTTGAGGCTACTCGGACAAAGGCTCTAGGGCTTTTGCATAAGCAGATTGTAAAAGATTCTGCCATGTGTAGAATGGGGGCGCCTGATTACATCGTGACATTGCGTAAGCCCGGTGACAATCCGGAGCCCATCGCACATCCGGAAGGGTTTACTCGGTTTTTCGGTCAAGAGGAGCCTGAGGGCATCAAAGGAATTGAAAGACCTGCGCCCGATCCAGATTTGTTTGATAAAAAGCAAAAATACAATACGGAGCCTATGTATAGCCATCAAGTATGGCGCCGATATGCTAATCCCGTATGGGCCGATATCCGCCAAACACATACGCTGAATTATAAAGCGGCTCGTGACAATAAGGATGAACGTCACATATGCCCGCTACAGCTAGATACGGTGGCTCGATGCATAGAATTGTGGAGTAATCCAAATGATATCGTACTTGATCCATTTGCTGGTATTGGTACGGTCCCAGTTATGGCACTTCGTATGGGCCGTAGGGCTTTAGGTTTTGAGTTAAAAGAATCGTATTACAACCAATCAATTATTAATATTCAGGAGGAGTTAAAGAATGATTAAAGTTGAAGTTCAAGGAGTTAATGTACTAGATGTATATAATCAGCTAAAAGCTGTGTTAAATCAATTCAAAAGTTTTGTAGATAGCGATAGAGCAATGGATGATAAAGCCCCTGGTATAGTCGATACAGTAGTATCTGCAGTAGCGGCACCTTCTATGGATGTATCTAATCTTGCACCGCAAGCTACAATTCAAGGTGTGCCTACTACAACAGTAGCTATGCAACCAGACTCTGTATCTATGGCGACATCTAATACAGCTGTACAAGTTACTCCTACTCAAGTAGCAGTTACCGCACCAGCTGTCAACGTGGCCACTGATACAGCTGTCAACGTGGCCACTGATACACCGGTACAAACTGCTGCCGCACCTGTACAAACAACTGTTACCGCTCCTGTATCTCAGGAAGTTAAGAAGTATACATTGCCTGAAATTCAAGCGGCTCTTGCGCCATTGCTTGATGCCGGAAAAGCTGTAGAATTGCAACAGTTAATGACTCAATTTGGCGTTCAATACTTAGGTCAAGTACCTGAGGACAGATACCCTGAATTAGTAAATGCAATTAGAGGATTGGGGGCAAGAATCTAATGGCTCCACGATCACATGCATTGTTAAACGCATCGGGGTCGCATCGGTGGCTGCATTGTACAGCCGCCCCTCTTCTAGAGGAGAACTTTCCCGATAGTACATCTGTGTATGCAAAGGAAGGAACCCTAGCACATGAACTATGTGAATTAAAATTACAGAAGTATACCACGGCCATGGCGAAATCCACATACACTCGTAAATTCAACAAAATCAAAAAGGATGAGCTGTGGCAACCAGAAATGGATGATACCTCGGAAACATACCTTGAATATGTCAAAGGTGTTATGTTAGGCTGCACGGCAACTCCAGTAGTAGCCATTGAAAAACGCGTTGATTTTAGCCGCTATGTACCCGATGGATTCGGAACGGCTGACTGTATCATCCTATCTGGGGACACCTTGCACATCGTTGATTATAAGCACGGAAAAGGGGTGGTCGTTGATGCGGAACACAATCCGCAAATGATGTTATATGCTCTTGGTGCGATTGATGCGTATAGCTTACTCTATATGTTCAATACGGTCAAAATGACTATCGTGCAGCCCCGTGTTAATAATATCAGCGAATGGGAAATCCCTACAGCAGAATTACTGGATTGGGGTAATACATTCGTCAAACCTCGTGCAGATGAGGCTATGTCTGGCAATGGTAAGTTTAAACCCGGCGACTGGTGCAGATTCTGCAGGGCGAAACAACAGTGCAAAGCCCGATATGAGGCAAATGACTCATTGCACAGTGCGCTAGTTGCTAATCATGATCCTCGGCTTATCTCGATGACAGAACTCGGCGAATATCTTCGTCGAGGTAAAGACGTCGCTGCTTGGCTCGAAGACATGAAAGACTACGCACTCACTGAATCCCTTAACGGAGTGACAGTCCCTGGCTGGAAAGCTGTAGAGGGTCGTGGTAGTCGGGCATTTCAAGACACCGATGCTGCTATTGACACTTTAATCAAAGCAGGTATCGATGAAAGCATTCTATATGAACGCAAGACATTAACATTGGCACAGATGGAAAAGACCATCGGTAAGACCCAATTTAATGATATGGTAGGCGACATGATTGTTAAAAAAGCAGGCAAGCCTACCCTAGTTGAGGAATCCGATAAGCGCCCTCGGATTACCAATCAACCTACTGCGGCGCAAATATTTAATGTATCTGATGATAATAATGGAGGTAATTAATTATGTCATTCGTTCCACAACCAACTGAAGTATTATTGCAAAATGTTCGTGTATCCTATTGTCACCTATTAGAACCTTGGGCTAATTCCACACAGCCTGGTGCTAAACCTAGATATTCAGCTACTATTCTTTTACCTAAAACTGATGTAGCTCAACACCAAGCTCTCATGAATGCTATCGAAGCTGCTATCCAATCAGCCCGTACTAAATTCGGCGCACGTGTTCCAGCACAGCCAAAAGTGCCAATTCATGATGGCGATGGGTATACACAATCTGGTAAGGAGTTTGGTCCTGAATGTAAAGGTCATTGGGTGTTTACAGCAGCGCAAGATGCTAGCTATAAAGTTGAAGTAGTAGATCTTCAAGGTAACCCTCTTACAAATCCTACGCAAGTATACTCCGGCATGTATGTCAATGTACTCGTTCGATTCTTCTTCTATTCTAATCAATCCACTGGTATCGGATGTGGTTTGGGCCCTGTTCAAAAAGTACGCGATGGTGAAGCGTTGGGTAGCATGCCTGTTGCAGCATCCTCTGTATTTGGTGCACCTCAAGGTAGCGCAGCTAATGTTTATGCCGGTGCTCCAGTAGCAGCAGGTCAACCTGTACAACAACAAGCACCTCAACAAGGTTATGTACAACCGGCATATGCTACGACACCTCAGCAATCTGTACAACAGGCTCCTGTAGGGATTAACCCTGTAACTGGTCAACCTTACTAATAGGTGCCTGATATGAGGCATCTAAGTATTGATATAGAAACATATTCATCGACTGATATCTCATTCGGAGTGTACAAATATACTGAATCGCCTGATTTCGCCATATTACTATTTGCGTATTCCTACGACTTTGGTCCTGTTGAAGTTGTAGATTTAGCGCAGGGAGGAGTAATTCCTGACAGTGTAATTCGTGATTTATTAAGCCCAGATGTAATCAAGCACGCTTACAATGCACAATTTGAAATTACGTGTCTAAATCGTGCAGGGTTACTCACATCTGTTGATCAGTGGCAGTGCTCGATGATTCACGGTGCCTACCTAGGATATCCTATGGGCCTAGCCTTACTCGGCAAGGCCCTGGGGTTACCTCAGGATAAGAAAAAGGACACGTCAGGGAAAGCACTTATCAAGTACTTTTGTACACCATGCAAGCCTACTAAGCGTAATGGGGGCCGTACCCGTAATCTACCTAGACACGATATGGATAAATGGAATGCTTTTGTCAAGTACAACCGCCAGGACGTTATCACTGAGATGGAATGTTATCACAGATTAGCCTCATTCCCCGTACCTGATGATACGTGGAAAGATTGGTATCTTGATATCCAAATCAATAGTAGAGGTGTACGCATTGACCATGAATTGGTTGAGGGTGCCTTATACATTGATGAGGAAAATCGAGAAATGTTGATGAATGAGGCTTACCAAATCACAGGACTTAGTAACCCTAACAGCCGGAATCAATTACTTGATTGGATAAACAATAATACTAATGTCAGTCTTGAAAAGTTAACTAAGGACACTGTGGCTGATGCTCTGATGGATGCTGATGACGTTGCTGCAAAAGTGCTTATGATTCGAAAGAAACTCGCAAAGTCATCGGTATCTAAATACACCATGATGGATGGTGCTATAGGCGCTGATCTTCGTCTCAGAGGAACATTACAGTTCTACGGTGCCAACCGTACCGGACGCTGGGCGGGTCGTCTTATCCAGGTGCAGAACCTACCGAGAAATTATATCGAGAACCTTGACACGGCTCGGCATCTCGTTAAAACCAAAAACCGTCAAGGGCTAGAACTTCTGTATGGCGATGTATCGGATACGCTATCTCAATTAATTCGCACCTCAATTATTGCTGAAGAAGGCAATACTTTATGTGTGGCCGACTTCTCAGCCATTGAGGCTCGTGTTATTGCATGGTTATCGGGAGAACATTGGCGGCAACGTGTATTCGCTGAGGGCGGAGATATATACTGTGCTTCCGCATCATCTATGTTTGGCGTTCCTGTTGTTAAACATGGCGAAAATGGACACCTTAGACAAAAAGGTAAAGTCGCTGAATTGGCACTCGGCTATCAAGGCGGAGTGAATGCATTAAAAGCCATGGGAGCTCTTGATATGGGACTCCATGAGGAGGAATTACCTGAAATCGTAAATTTATGGCGCAACGCATCGCCTAGAATAAGAGATTTATGGTATGCCGTTGAGAATGCGGCCGTATACACCGTTACTACCGGGAATCCTATAGGCCTTGACCACGGCATTATGTTCCGATTGGAAATTGATCCAATATACGGTTACCGTTATATGACGATTGAACTACCTAGCGGACGTAAGTTATTTTATCCTAGCCCAAGCATTAAGCAGAATGCGTTCGGTAAGGATGCTGTACATTTTAAGACTAAGGTAAATGCTGCATGGGTTACTGAAAGTACCTATGGAGGCAAATTAGTCGAAAACATCACACAAGCAGTCGCTCGTGATTGCTTAGCTTTGACTCTGCGCCGATTGGCGGATGTAGGATATCAAATTATTATGCACATTCACGATGAAGCTGTACTTGAAGTCAACAAGGAGAATGCAGAATCTACGTTAGATGATGTTAATGCTATATTCTCAATCGCCATACCTTGGGCAGACGGGCTGCTATTATCATCCGCAGGATTTACTAACGACTATTATATGAAAGATTAGGAGGGGATACACTTGCAAAACGATAAACTGATTACCATCAGTATCGGTGCGAGTCGCACATCAAAGCAATGGACCCGTACGGAGATGTTGTGGTCCGAGTTTTGTGAACGCCTCAAAATCCCCGTTCGTACAACAGAAACCGTGGACGAATACCACAGATTACCAAAATCTGAAAAAAGCAAGTTAAAGGATATAGGCGGCTTTGTCGGTGGTACTTTAAACGGTCTGCAGCGTAAAGCTATTAACGTGTCTGGGCGTGATCTGATTACTCTTGATATGGATGCCATATCGCCTGGGGAAACTGAGAACGTCGCTCGCACGATTGATAGCCTAGGCATGGCTTATGTCATCTACTCAACCCGTTCTCATACGGTGCATCGTCCGCGGTTACGTGTTATCGTCCCTACTGATAGAACGATGACACCTGATGAGTATGAGCCTATCGCTCGTAAGCTGGCGGAGCTCATCGGCATTGGTATGATGGATGGAACTACATTCGAAGCTTCTCGGCTCATGTATTGGCCATCATGCCCGAATGATGCACAGTATGTATATTACGTAGGTGATAAGGCATTCTTATCTGCTGACGGTATGCTTGACCAATATACTGATTGGCGAGATGTGCGTTCTTGGCCACAAGTACCAGGTAAAGAAGCGTCGCAGCATGAAAAGCAACTACTTGCAAAGCAAGCTGATCCTCGAGAAAAACCAGGTATTGTAGGTGCCTTTTGTCGAATATATGGTATCCGTGAGGCGATTGATAAATTCATACCGCATGCATATGTCGATGTTGACGGCAGCGAGGACCGCTTAACGTTTGTTACTGGCTCAACGGTAGCCGGGGCAGTTATCTATGATGATGATACATTTCTGTTCAGTCACCATAATACTGACCCGTGTAGTGGTCAATTAGTTAATGCCTTTGACCTTATCCGGTTGCATAAGTTCCACAGCTTAGACGAGACTGCTAAGGATGGGACACCTGGACATAAGCTGCCATCTTACATGGCTATGTCTAAACTAGCTATGCAAGATACGGTAGTCGTTAATGAACTTAACATGGCCCGCGCCCGAGAGTCAGCATCAAATGTATTTGCTGATATTATCACGGACGTATCGGCCCATGTTGAGACATCCGACCTCGACCCTAATGCGTTGACAAACGTCGACTGGATGAAAAGTTCGACATTGAAGTACGACGAAAACGGTCGACCTAAGAACACACTAGATAACATGCTTAAAATCATGCATCATGATCCAGCTCTTGTCGGTAGACTTGCCTATGATAGATTCGGTTCGAGATACGTGGCAAAAGGGGCCCTACCGTGGAACCCAACACCAGGACTTCGTATATGGACAGACGCAGATGATGCGGGCTTACGGTGGTACCTAGAAAATAAATATGATATCACCGGCAAAGATAAAATCATGGATGCCCTCATTATGTGCGCTGAGCAAAATGGGTTTAATGAAGTACTAGATTATCTTAACGGGTTATCCTGGGACGGCATCGCCAGATTAGATACCATATTCATCGACTACTTAGGGGCTGAGGATAATGTGTATACTCGTGCAGCCGCTAGAAAGTCATTTACGGCGGCAGTAGCGCGAGCGTTTGAGCCTGGATGTAAGTATGACACGATGCCAATTCTTATCGGTGGTCAGGGTATCGGTAAAAGTACTCTTATCCGCACGATGGGCAAGAAGTGGTATGCTGATGGCTTAAATACCTTTGAAGGTAAGGAAGCTGCGGAAGGTATTCAAGGTAAATGGATTATAGAAGCTGGTGAAATGGCAGGGTATTCGAGGGCTGAAGAAAATGCGTCCAAGCAATTTCTAAGTCGTCAAGTAGATGTATTTCGTCAAGCTTATGGCCGACGTACACAAGAGTATCCACGGCAGTGTGTATTCTTTGGTAGTACGAATCAATATGAATTCCTAAAAGATATTACAGGTAATCGCCGATTTTGGCCTATTGATCTTGAGATGACGACTCCACGAAAGAACATATTTGTTAATCTTCCAGGAGAAGTTGACCAGTTATGGGCGGAGGCCTTGTATCGGTATAAAAGCGGGGAAAGCCTCATTATCGAGGATGACCCGAACGTACTAAAATTAGCTGATGCGGCTAGAGAGGCGCACATGGAATCAAATACCAAAGCAGGACTGATTAATGAGTTTTTATTAATCAAAGTGCCTTTAAATTGGAATGTGATGAGTCGTAGCGCCCGGAGGACGTTCCTTAGCATGAATGCTAAACCTGCCGAGGGTCAAGAGTTAGTATATCGTGACCGTATTTGTGCGGCAGAGGTATGGTGGGAATGTTTCGGTAACGACCCAAGTCGTATGAAGAAGATCGAGACCAGGGAAATTAATCAAATACTGGCGGACTCCCCGTACACAATGGGTGGAAGTCAGTTGATGAGATTTGGTGAATATGGGCATCAAAGAGGGTTCAGAATCAACGAGTCAAAACTGAAATTATAGCGTTAACATTCTCAATTAAGCGTTAACATTCTCAGTATTTTTGTTAACATTAGAATGTTAACGAATTCGGAGAATGTTAACGTACTATGTTAACGCATAAAGTCAGTATTTATCTATATTCATATAGGTTGGTTAACAATGTTAACATTATATACTGGTAAATATCAAAACAAAGAGTTTTAAGAAAAAATATGCCCTTTACAGCCTTAATTTGAACCCTCATATACGCGTATGTAAACATGTTAACGTTTAAAGATTTCAGAGGTGAGAAATGTTAGAAAAGGATATCGAGAGAAAATTAGTTGCAGGCGTCAAACGTTCGGGAGGTAAAGCGTATAAGTTTGTATCCCCTGGTAATGTCGGTGTGCCTGATCGAATCGTCATATGGCCAAATGGTGTTATCCATTTCGTAGAATTGAAGACATCCAAAGGCGTACTTTCGCGATTGCAGGGTGTCCAAGCCCGTGAACTTCAAAAGCTAAATCAAAAAGTATTTGTGTTAAAAGGTGCAGATGCGGTGGCTGGTTATTTGGAACAATTTACGGAAGAATTCGGGGTGAAAGCGTAATGCAGTTTATCCCGCATGCGTATCAGCGATATTGTATCGACAAGACCGTTAATCAAAATAAGATAGGGTTATTCCTGGATATGGGTTTAGGGAAAACGATTATCACGTTATCTGCCATATACGAATTGAAGTACTCCAGATTTGCCATCCGTAAAGTGCTAATCATAGCGCCTAAGAAAGTAGCGGAGGCTACATGGCAACGAGAAGCACGAAAATGGGACGGTGTAGATATATTAAGGATATCTACTGTATTAGGCAGCCTGAAAAAGCGTATTAAGGCTTTAAACACACCTGCCGACATCTACATCATTAATCGCGAGAATGTAACGTGGTTAGTTGATTACTACAAGAATGCATGGCCGTTTGACATGGTAGTTGTGGATGAATCTAGTTCTTTTAAGAATCACACAGCTAAGCGCTTTAAATCATTAGCCTATATGCATAACCACATCAAGCGCATGGTGTTGTTAACGGGTACGCCAGCCCCTAATGGGTTAATCGACTTATGGGCACAAGTGTATTTATTAGACCGCGGCGAGTCGTTAGGTAAAACGTACACAGGATTTAGGGATTACTATTTCGAGCCCGATCAGAGGTCACGCGAAATGGTGTACTCCTATAAACCTAAATCCGATTCAAATGACAGTATCATGGCGGCAATATCTGGGTTATGCATATCCATGAAAGCTGATGACTATTTGGAATTACCTCCAGTAATCAACGATATTAAATATGTGCAGTTAGATGCGAAAGCCAAAAAAGCCTACGAAGATATGGAACGCACATCTGTATTAGAGTTGATTGAAGCTGGCGAAGATATCACAGCTTTGAGTGCAGCAGCATTATCTACAAAGCTACAACAGTTAGCGAATGGCGCCGTATATGATGGCGATAGGAACGTTCACGAGATACATAGTTGTAAAATTGAGGCATTTATGGAACTTGTAGAACAGTTAAACGGCAAGCCTGCATTAGTGTTTTACAATTTTAAGCATGACTGCGAACGACTAAAAGCAGCATTAGCTAAGACCAAATTACGAGTCTGTGAACTAAAAGGTGCCAATGATGAGATAGCGTGGAATGCTGGAGAGATTGATATTCTATTAGCACATCCGGCTAGTACGGCATACGGGCTTAACTTACAGGACGGCGGTAACCATGTAATATGGTTCGGGTTAAACTGGAGTCTTGAGTTATATCAACAAGCTAATAAGCGGTTACATCGCCAAGGTCAAATGGAGAAGGTAATTATCCATCATCTAATATGTGAGGGAACTCGCGATGAGGATATGATGGATGCGCTAGCCCAAAAAGACCGAGCGCAGGAATATGTGCTGCAAAGCCTAAAAGCAAGAATCGATAAATACAGAAAGGATGATTAATATGGATCAATTTATAATGGCAGGATTAATCGGGGCCATCGTGGTAATAGTGAGTTACACGACTATTCAAGTTATAGATATCACTGATAAATATCTTGATAATCGAAAATACATGGCTGCATTGAGGCTGACCCCAGGTAGATTGTATGAGAGACCCAATAATCCCCCTCCGCCACCTATTAAGTTATCAGCTAATGAAACTTTAAAACGTTTGGCAACTAATGAAAACTTAAAACGTTTGGCAACTAATGAAAACTTAAAACGTTTACAGAAGGTATCGAATCAATCAGGATTAACAATAGCGAAAGTTATAGCAGATAAATCTCCTAATCGCATAGTTAATCAATGCGATGATATAAACCACCCAAGCCATTATACACAAGGAGATATCGAGGTTATCGATTACATCGAAGACAAGAAACTAGGGTATCGATTGGGTAATGTAGTGAAGTATGTATCCCAAGCTGGTCATAAGGACGATGCCATTAAGGATTTGAAAAAAGCCCGTTGGTATCTAAATCGGGAAATTGCAAAGAGGGAAGATCATGACAAAAGTCGAGCGACTATTAATTAACAAAGGGCACTATCTAGATGACACATATCATCTTGTCATGGATATAGTTAAGGTTGTAGATAATCTCAAGGATAATGTTGCCGAGAGATTAGATGATGATTTGAGTGATGATGCGTACGCCATGTGTGAGGAGATGTTTACCGCTGTTGAGCAATGCAAAGCAGATATGGTAGAAGCCATCGAGGATATTGTCGAACGTATGGAGGTAAAGGATGCATAAGCGTAGAAGCAGGTCAGATGTGATTGTAGGTGCCATACAGTCAGATTTAAGTCTTGCCATCATACGAGCCCGTAATAGACAACTGAGATCACCTATGCTAGATGATAGAATTCGTGAAAGCGGATATATTGACGGATTACTACGAGCACAGATGATTATCAGTAAATATGGAGATTATCGCGTATGATGGCCAAAGAAGAACTACAAGCTGTCCGCCATACTGAGCAGCGAATGCGTGCGTTAGAGATTCAGCTAAGTGCGATTAACCGAGATCTACATTCAGAAGCTATACAGATATGTGAATCGGGAGATGCTATGCCACGAATCAGTAAGCACTTACAAGAATGTAGGGAGGAGCTAAACAGAGAATGGGATGAATTGATTGATTCTCGAAACAAGGTCAAGCAAGTCATCAACCAAATAACTGACGGCCAATACAGGGATGTACTGAATCTCAGATACATTAATGCGTTGCCATGGGAGCAGATAGCTGTCGAACTAGGGTATTCGTGGCGACAAGTTCACAGACTTCACAAGAAAGCAATAGCTGAATTTGAAAAGATGGCATAGAATGGCACACTCTTAATTTAATATAATGTAAATGTAGTAGATAGCAGGCAGTGTCTGGCCCGCACAATATGTCTGCCTGCTGCACTGCCCCGGGGTAGACCTTACTTAGTTGAGGTCTACCCTTTTTCTTATTGAGTATCAATGATAATTCCTAATTGAGAAAATAAAAATTTGGAAAAGGTACTCCGCGAGCGAAAAATGGCCGCTGGTCGCCCCCGCGCGATGGTCCTCTCTCTGTGAGAAAAATTTTCCTGTTGAATGTAGAAAGACGAATTTAGAAAGGAGTACACCTATGGCGGACACAAAACCAAGAGTGAAATTTGATGCTGCAGGCAATCTGCTCGTATCAAGCACTCAACTATGTGACCTCTTGCGGGTCACTCCGGAAATTATTTCTCGACATCATAAAGCAGGGATGCCTAAAGCCTCTGTAGGTTGGTGGAATCTCCGGGAAGTCCTTGTGTATTTAGGGCAGGCGAAAGGAGATAATGCTAAAAGTAAATCTGCGTCAACTCGTAAGCTAGAAGCCGAAGCTGATTATAAAGAGGCAAAGGCCGCGCGTGAAAAGAAAATGCTAGATGTGCTTAATGGAGAATATGTCCCTCGTGCTGATGTTGCACAGGCATGGGCTAGCCGAGTATTGGAGATGAAGACATCATTTACCAAATTAGGTAAGCGTATTGGAAGTGAATTCACGGATCCTGAGGAACGTGCTCGTGTAGAAAAGGTGGTGAATGGCCTTGTCGAAGAATACCTCGAAAGCTACGCACGCGAAGGCGAGTACACGCCGAAAGTCAAAGCCACGGGAAAAGGTAAGTCCAAAGGTTGACTGGTTCCCTGAGGAATTAGAGGCATTCAAGCCACCTGAAAGATACACCGTTTCGGAATGGGCGGATAGGTACAGGGTACTGACTAATATATCTGCTGAACCTGGACGATGGCGTACAGCGCGGACACCTTATCTCAAGGAGCCTATGGACAAATTCACGGACCCTCTTATTGAAAGCATCTCGTTATGTTTCGGGGCACAGATTGGTAAGACGGAAGCTGAGCTTAATATGATTGGGTATGCGTTACACCAAACCGCATCACCAGTCATGATGGTTTATCCGACGGATACTATCGCAAAATTTGCTAGCGATAAACGTGTGCAACCGATGATCCGGAGCGTAGAACCATTGGCAGATATGTATGACGAGGGCAGTAAGTTGCTGGAGTTAGACTTCGTTAATGGGAACTACATGGTGCTTGTTGGGGCGAACTCACCAAGCAGCTTATCAAGTCGGTCAATTAAGTACTTATTTTTCGATGAAATTGATAAGTATCCAGCTTTCTCCGGTAAGGAAGCGAATCCGATTAAGTTGGCTGAGGAACGTACTAAGACATTCGTTGATAAGAAAATTGTAAGAGTGTCAACTCCTACGATTGAGAGTGGCAATATTTGGCAGTCATATATGGACGCAAATGAACGTAAGCAGTATTACGTGCCATGTCCGCATTGCGGGGTGTCACAGACCCTCAAATTCAAACAGATAAAATGGCCGGAGGAACACCATGGCAATGCGGATATGATACGTGATACCGCATATTATGAGTGCGAACATTGTAAGCAACGTATTGATGATAAGCACAAGATGGATATGCTCCGGCAAGGTGAATGGCGTGCGGTGAATGAATCACAAGTCCGAGTTGTCCGGTCGGTTGCCTATCATATGTCATCCCTTTACTCTCCATGGGTTACCTTTGGCGATGTGGCATATGAGTTTGTTAAATCAAAGGATAAGCCAAGTGAGTTGATGAATTTTATCAACTCTGGATTAGCGGAGCCGTGGAAATCTGCGAAAACTAAAAGCACGCAGAACCTCGTGTTTACGCAATCGGAAGTTCCTCGAGGTATTGTGCCTCAGCACGCACCATTACTCATTGCGTCCGTCGACGTGCAGCAAGATCATTTCTGGTGGGAGGTTAGAGCCTACGCTCATGGTGTATCAAGTTACTTAGTCGATTATGGTCAAGCAAGTAGTTGGGCAGACTTAACCGAGATACTCATCGATAGAGAATATCCATCAGAGTATGGTGAGGCCCGTAAGATTGTGAGGGCCGGTATCGATAGTGGCTATCGAACAGATGAAGTATATCAGTACTGTGCGCAATACCCAGAAGTATGCGTGCCAGTTAAAGGTGATTCATCACACAGTCCTCTAGCTCCGCCTTATAAGATGAGCAGCATCGAGAAGGGCGTCATAGGCGGTATGAAGCTGTACGTAGTGAATACCGATTACTGGAAGGACTTTATATTTGCACGTATGGTACGTCCGGCTAATGAGCCTGGCACAATTCATTTATTTAAAGATTGCCCTGAGGAATATTCGGAGCACCTCCGATCGGAGGAAAAGCAAGAAATCCGAAATGTGAAGACCGGGGCAGTTACAGTGCAATGGAAACCGCTAACCAGTCATCCAACGAATCACTTGTTGGATACTTGTGTATACAACGCCATGGTGGCGGACTCGGTAGGTGTTAAATACTTACCTGAATATGACCCGGATACTGATGATGAGGAAGATGATACGGATGATGAAGACTTTAATGCAGATAGCAGAGGTTGGTTTAGTTAAGAAGGAGGTGAGACCATGAGCGCAAGAGAAGACTTGGAGCGTATACGAACGATAATCGAGGAAATCGAGACGAATGGATACGCCGAGATGTCTGTAGGCGGTAAGCGTTTTAAGACACATGACCTGCCGACATTATACGCCCGTGAGCGTGAGTTAATGGCTCGCGTTGATGATGAGGAAGGTAATAGCACGACATCCTACGTGTCATGGGAGCGACGATGAACATACTCGATAAGGTAATAGCATATTTAAATCCAGAACGAGCTGCTCGTAGAGCGTATTTTCGTAGTTCACTTGAACGCGGATATGATGCGGCAGCAACAGACCGATTGAGCGGCGACTGGATGCCTGTATTTGGTACAGCTGAACAGGTAGCATCAGGTCAACGAGATCTGATTAGGGGGCGTGCACGTGCAGCAGAACTTAATAGTGACCTCGCTGAAAGTGTTGTATTGGCATTACTACGGAATGTAGTAGGTACCGGAATAAAGCCACAGTGCAAAATCAAGACCAAAGCAGGAAAGCTAAATGAAAGGCTTAACAAGAAAATTGAGGAGGCTTGGTCTGACTGGGTGGATAAAGAGAATGCGGATATCCGAGGAATATCTACGTTCTACGAGTTGCAAGAAATGGCTCTACGTCGAATGGTCTATGATGGAGAAATCCTAGTGAATATGACCTCCGAAGGTACAGATATACCACTATCGTTACAGCTTATCGAAGGTGAGAATATCGGAGCCGTATCGGTAAGCGAGAATGGCAACAATATTGTTAATGGTGTGGAAGTTAATAAATATGGAAGACCAATAGCATATCACGTATTCCAGACAGACCCGTTAGGGATACGGTCGTTTAACGAGGCACGATTACCAAGTACTAGGGCTTTCCTATTACATAAGCCTCGCAGACCTAGTGAACTGCGCGGAGTTAGCATGTTAGCCCTCGTATTAAAGCGCATTCACGATGTAGATGAATATATGGATGCCGACCTTATAGCGGCTCGTGTAGCCGCATGTTTCGGTGCGTTTGTAACAAGTAATACTGGGACCGCCCCGATGGTTGCAAATAAGATTGACAGTAAAGGCAAGAAAGTTCGTTCAATGGCACCAGGGATTATCCAACATCTACGTGCAGGCGAATCTATTTCGTTTGCGGAACCTAAGCGAAATGCAGGAACCGCATCAGAATACTCAGCGACACAAACAAGACGCATAGCGTCGGGTATGGGTCTAAGCGCGGACATAGTGACGCGCAATATTAGTGGTAACTTCTCCGCAGCTCGGCAGAATATGCTGGAGGACCAGCAATCATTCAAGCAGATGCAGCGTTTTATAATTGAGCATTTTTGTATGCCAGTATGGCGTGCCTTTATTGAAGCATGCTACCTAAAGGGAATTATCCCGGCCAATGACTATGCAGCAAACCCAAAACTTTATAAGAAAGTAGCGTGGTTAGCTCCAGGCTGGTCTTGGATTGACCCTGTTAAGGAAGTTAATGCTAACAAGGAAGCCATTAAGGCAGGACTCACAACGCTCGAAGACGTATGTAGTGCATCTGGTAAGGACTGGGAAGAAGTACTTGAACAGCGGAAGCTGGAACAAGACCGCATTAAGGAATTGGGTGTTGCCCTTGATATGAATGGGGACATAACGAATCTAGCGGATGATAACACCACTGATATGAAAGGAGATGATAGCTAGTGGGGAAATATGCAAAGCAGCTCTTAGGTAAATATGCCCGAGAGGCGCAAATTACAAACATCGAAGCGAACGAAGACCGTACCGTCGAATTATCCTTTTCTTCTGAAGAACCATATGAAAGATGGTTCGGAACAGAGATATTGTGTCATGACGAAGGCTGCGTTAACTTAGACCGATTTAATAACGGTTTAGGCACATTGCTATTCAACCATGACCGCAGCGCAGTTGTTGGTCACGTCGATAAAGTGTGGATTGAAGATAATCGCGGCAAGGCGATTGTTCGATTCGATGAAGATGATGAATCCGAAAAGATTTATCAAAAAGTGTTAAAAGGCACATTACAAGGTGTGAGTGTCGGATATGACATAAGTCGATATGAGGAATTAATCGATTCCGATTCTAAAAGTTCCAATGGCCGGTTTACAGGCCCAGCATACATAATTACATATTGGGAACCATTGGAGATTAGTGTTGTGTCCGTCCCTGCAGATCCGACTGTAGGGGTAGGCAGAAGTGTAGAAGATAATGAGGAGGAACCTATGAAAGGTGATGCAAAAGCAAAAGGCACTGAGCAAAATGTGCCACAAGTAGTACCGGAAGTACCAGAGTCCGAAGTTAAAGGTTTTAATGCAGATGACGCTAAGAAGTTGATTACGGCAGAACGTGAACGTGTATCCACAATCACAAGTTTATGCCGTGATTTCGATGTTGATGGCGTAGATGAATTTATCAAATCCGGCAAATCTGTTGCCGAAGTTCGTGAGGCGGTAATGGACGCGTTGCGTGAACGCAATAAACCAGTATCTGTTAAAGTCGGCGAAGCAGATTCTGATAAGTTCCGCATGGCTATGCAGGACGCTTTGATGATGTCTATTGGTATCCCAGTCGCGAATCCTGCACCAGGTGCAGATGAACTCCGTTCTATGTCCTTGATGGAATTAGCACGTGAGTCTATAGTTCGTGAAGGTCTCACTGTTAATTACTCCGATCGATTGGAATTAGCCCGTGAAGCTATCAACTCCACATCCTCTTTCCCAATCGCGTTGTCTAATGTAGCAAATAAGGCCTTGATGCAAGGTTATGAAACAGCACCATCTACATTCGCAACTTGGGCGGGGAAAGGTAGTAACCGTGACTTCAAACCGGCAAAACGTATTTTGCTTTCCGAAGCTGCTGAATTGAAACTTGTCCCTGAGGGCGGACAATTCAAGGATTCCCAAATGCACGAAGCAGGTACAAATGTTAGTGTATTTACATTCGGACGTACGTTCAGCTTAACACGACAAGCTATTATTAATGACGATTTGGGTGTATTTAACGATATCTCTTCTAAATTCGGTCGTGCCGCAAAAAATAAAATCAATAACATGGTATATGATCTTTTAAGTGGCAATACGGTATTAGAAGACGGAAAAGCCTTGTTTAGCGCAGACCGTAAGAACTTGGCAACTACAGGCTCCGAGTTAAGTGTTGTATCTTTATCTGCAGGTGTAGCGGCTATGCGTCGTCAAAAGCATATTGGTGAAAATCGCAATTTGAACATTGCACCTACGTATTTGATTATTCCGCCAGAACTCGAAGCATTGGCTTATCAATTGGTTAAATCTACCGTAGATCCTGCTCGTAATAATAATACAGATAACCCATTCGGTGGTCGATTCACTATCGTCGTAGATGCGGCATTAACGGATCCACATGCTTGGTACTTGGCATCTCGTCCTACAGACGTTCAAACCATTGAAGTAACATATCTAAATGGTGTTGAAACGCCTCGATTAGAATCCCAAACAGGCTTCGAAGTTGACGGTATTAAGTACAAAGTAGCAATGGATTGCAACGCAACTGCGCTCGACTTCCGCGGTTTGTATAAAAACCCTGGTAAATAATTAGTAATTGATTTAGGAGGTAACTAGATATGGCACAATTCATTCAAGAATTAGATCGCATTGATTTTAAAAATACAGCATCCGATATGATTGCCGTAGGGGACATTGTCCCTGTCGGCAAAATGCACGGCGTGGCAATAACTGATATTGCGCCTGGTGCAATCGGTGCGGTTAAGGTCACAGGATGTTTTACAGTTGATGCGGTTGTGGCAGATGCATTCGCGGTAGGTGATGTTGTGTATTTTGATAAAACGCAAAAGCGTGCAACCAAAACAGACACAAATCCAGTATTGGGCATTGCCATTTCTGCAAAATCTGCAAGCGCTAAGACCGTTGATGTAGCTCTTTGGCCTAATGTAGAAAAGTAATGTAAGGGCGGGCATATGCCCGCCTACTCCATAGGAGGTAATGCACTATGAAATTAGGGTATAAGCCTAATGCACTGCTTTCTGTATTTGGTGAACGAATTACCTACAAAGGCCAAGCTATCAAAGCTAGCGTGGAGATTGGTGAATATGATGGCAAAGGTTCAGGATTCATTGATAAAGCATTAGCTGATAAAGCTCAAATCTGGGTGCGTGCTAAGGATGTTCCTGAACCTCGTTCAAAAGACGAAGTGTATATCAATGGCGAGAAATGGTACGTTGATCACATTTCTAACTTTGACGGCATGATGTATTGCCTAGAAATCGTGCATAACGTGAGGGCGGTGAGACCGTGAGTAATGAACCTATTACGATTACAGACACAGCCACACCGTATCTGAATTTTATTGCAGAAACAAAACCGGACTGGATGCGTAAGGCGTTAAAGTCAACAGGATGGATGATGCAAAAAGAAATAAAGCAGGGCATCCGGTCGGGTGCACCTGGTGGACGTAAGTATCCTAACTTTATGGCACCGGCTCGACGGGCCGCATTTGAGTCAGCATTTGGCGCTAAACTTCGTAAAGCATACCAAAGTGGCGGACGAGCTGAACGAGAGGCCTGGGGCTCTAAATCGCGAAATGCCTTACTTGATATGGGCATTAGCTCCAGGACAATCGGATACAGTCCTCTAGGTAAGTTGTCGAATGCAGTAGGATACCAGTATGACAAGGGCAAGCAATCCGTCCGAGTTGGGTGGTTATCTAATTCGGCTAAACGGTTAGGTGAACGCATCGAGGAAGGTTACACCAAGCAGATTACAGAGCCTATGCGCAAGAAGTTATTTGCTGCAGGCGTACCATTGCCTAAGGGTAAATCGATGTTCAAAATTCAGCCGCGTCATACTTATGGTCCTATGAAAGCAGCGTTACAGCCTAAGCTTAAACCTTATATCGAGGATAAGATAGGCGACTACGCTATATATGGACCGGCAGCACAATCTGCGTCGCGACGGAACTACAAGGTAAGGTGATTTGATGCAACAAACAATTCCACTGTCGCGCATCGTTGAACGATGGGCTGAGGCCTTAGCGAACGATGAGGCGTTGACTAAATTTTGCAATGACAAATACGGAAAGCCGGCGCAACTGTATGTCGGCTATGACGATGTCGAAGCGCCGCTTGAAGAAGATTGCCCTTGCATCATATTACTACCGAGTAATAAGAACGAAGGGCTTGCGGATACTTACACATATTCATTAATGATCGTTTGGGGTATTGTCCATGAAGGTGCAACTCGTGTTAAGAATATTATTCGATACGATGGAGCGCTAGAATCAGATAACCTAGGGCAGTTAATCATTGAGTGCATTTGTAAGGTGAATCCGGCGTTTCCGGTAATCGGCATTGATTATGAATTAGACTCAATGAATTGGCGCCCAGTATTCACTGGACGTTTAACAGCTACTATAGAAATCCCGCATGTAATTGGCGGGGTTGTTGAATATTAAAGGAGGAAATGCATATGGCAACAGCAAAACGTGCACAGGGCTCTCAGTCCCATGTGGCGATTGCGTTTGAGGCGGATTTTGGTACAACGCCAACTACTGGCGGTGTCATCACTCCGATTATTTCTAGTTCTGTAAAAGCTAGCCAGAACTTAAACGACTCCACAGTAATCCGTGGTGATCGTAATCCAGCAGCGCCATTCCGTGGCAACATCGACACGTCCGGTAGTTTAACCGTACCTGTTGGTGTAATCGACATCGGATACTGGTTAAAAGCTGCATTTGGTCAACCGACTTCTAACACAACTGGCCAAGCGCCAAATAAGAAGTCCGAGCACGTGTTTAAAATCGGCAACACAATGCCGTCGTTAACTATTGAACAGGGCTACCCTGATGTTAACGTATTCCAACAATTCGCAGGTGTGCGAATCAGTAAATTAGGATTTAAATTCGGTGGCGACGCTGAATTGACTGCGTCCGTTGATGTGATGGGGTGCAAGGAAACATTAGCGGTCACTACATTTGATGCTGCAGCAAAAGCAGTTAATTTCTTACCGTTCCAAAATCTAAACGCAACAATTAAAGAAGGCGGCGTTACGGTAGCCAACATTTTAAGTTGCGATATCAACTTTGATTTTGGCTTGGACGGTGACTCTTATGCTATTGGTGGTAAAGGCTTTAGAACATACATTGACCCAGGTATTGCGACTATTTCAGGCACGGTTAAAGCGTTCTTCCAAAATAAGGACCTTTTAAACAAAGCGGTTAATGGTACAGAATCCAGCTTGGAATTGCGACTTGAACAAGATGACTGGTCGCTTACATTCAAGTTGCCCGAACTTGTGTACGAACGACAATCTCCAGGCATCGATGGTCCTCGTGGCGTCAATATTGAATTGCCGTTTAAAGCATACTATCGTGCAGATGCTGGTCGTTCCGCATCCATCATTACATTAGTTAATAATCAAGAACAATACTAGGAGGTGCCAACATGGCATTTGAAGATATCAAAGTAAGAGGCTTAACATTCGCTGAACGTGGTGAATTAATTAAATCTGGTTTAGACCCATTGTATACCCCAGTTCCGGAAGAAGCACCGGATACAGAACGCCTATTACGTTCTCGTGAGCTTGCGCAATGGATTATGCAGCATATCTACGGCTTAACTGAAGATGAAATCAATGCAGCACCAGATAATGATCTTATGGAAATTGCGCTTGATACAATGCGGTTTACTCACGAAAAAAAGGCTGAAATCGAAAAAAACTAATTGATGCAATACTTTGGCTTAACTCCGATAAGCCAAAGTATTGCTCTGATTGTATCAAGATGCAGCGTGAGACTAAACAGCATTTTGACTGTTCGGAGTGTGAGTTTAATTCCCCGCAGCAACTAGATGGAACGAGACAAGCCATGCGAGTATACAACGCTAGCCGGATGCAGCGACGATGGCATTCAGGCGGTATTGCAGGATTCGATATGCCAGCGGTATTAGAAGTGGCGAAGGCTTACGGCATTGAGCCACTACCGCACCTTATCGATCTACTTGTATTATTAGAAGCTAAAGAATTGGAGGTGGCGCACAAGAATGGCCAATAATTTAATTGATATTGTCGTTCAGCTGACAGATAAGAATACGGAAGCCGGACTCAAGAAAATTACAGCTAGTGCTGAAGGCGCCAAATCCGCCCTTGGCAAAATGAAGAATGACCTTATGGCAATAGGTGCGGGAGCTGGAGTCGTAGGCCTCGGCGCCAAACTTGCCAAAGAGGCTATTCAATGGGATGTAGCCGTTAAGAAGTTATCCGGTATCACTGGTGCTACGGCAAAAGAAACCAGTGAACTATTAGCAGTAGCTAATTACATGGGTATTGCTATGGAGGATAGTGCAGGTGCATTTGCTAAGTTTTCAAAAAACGTCGGAGCGGCCAAAGAAAAAATGGAAGTCGCTCGGGCAGAGGGAAAACTCGGTACTGATATATTTAGTAAATTAGGCTACACGCTTGAACAGATTCAAGGTAAGAATACCGTTGAAGTGTTCAAGATGATACAGGAACGTCTAAGAGGCATGAAGGACGGGGCTGAAAAGACTCGTGTTGAAATGGAACTCTTTGGACGTACTGGGTATCAGATGCACGCCATGCTAAACATGTCTGCTGAACAGATGGACAAAGTGGCTGAACGTGCTAAAGCAATGGGGCTTATCATCGACGACGAGACTGCAGCTAAATCGGCAAAGCTAAATCGGGAGTTAAAAGATTTAGAAAACACCGGGAAACGCCTTGCAGTATCCATCGGCCATGAGTTAGTTCCGGTGTTTAATGACTACGCAAAGGGTGTGCTAGATGTAGCTAAGGAATTTGAGTCAATGACCGCTGAGCAAAAGGAAGCTATCGGCGGAATTGTTAAATTCGGTGCTGAAGCCAGTGCAGTGATCATAGTCATGAGGTCGCTAACCAGTGCACTCGGATTTATGCGATTGGCCACACTTGCTGCAGCTGGCCCTTGGGTAACATTAGCTACGGTAATTGGACTTGCTGGGAAAGCATTACTCGATTTTCGCTACAACGAAAAAACATCCGGCTCTTATATGGGTGTAGATGTTGACGGGAAGCGTATTCACAAGAATACGAACTCAACAACAGGCCTGTCTGACAAGTTTAGGGAATCACACGATACTCGATATTGGATTGAGGATAGTGCGTGGCTGGGGCTTGTAAAAAATGACCGCTTAGCTACAAAAGAGGAAGGCGCTAGAATTGATGCGGCTTTAAAGCAAAAAGAAGAGGCGGATGCTGCGAAAGCGAAACTCGATGAAGAACTTGCAAAAGCGAAAGAGGACCTTGCTAATGGTGGATTAACGAATACCGAAGCTATCAATAAAGCGAATGAGGAAGCTGCAAAAGCGGCCAAAGCTCAAGAGCAGGCTGCTAAGAAATCTCAACAAGCGGCCGAAAAGTTGACAAGCGCCGTAGAGCGCATGTCTGAATTATATCGGTCTCTTACTTTGCAGAGCCTGCAAATTGACGGTAGCCAATACGAAATCGATAAGTTAACAGCTAAGAACCAGTATGAAGCTAACAATAAGAATATCCGTGACATCATCCGTTCTGTTTCTGGATTGAGCGGAGGCGTTACTGGAGAAGCTGTGAGTGTACTAGACGCAGCTAATGAGCAACTCGGTAAAGCATACGAGTTAGGCGCAGATGGTACATGGGCAACTGATTGCGGAAAGCTATTCTCTGACTCTGTATTGCAGGCATTTGGTAAGGACGTACCTCGATATGTTCCATCTATCATGGATGCAGCTAGAGCCGCAGGTGCTTGGCATGATGCAGGCGACGGGTACATTCCTAAAGCCGGAGATGGTGTTGTCGTACTTGGCGACAATCACATTGTTATTAGTGACGGAAACGGCGGATATACTGGAGCTAATTCTAGTACTGGAGTAGTTGCTAAGCCATCTGTTACCGCAGATTTTGGACAAATCACTGGATATATTGACACAGCTAAGTATGCAGGCGCTGCATCAAGCGCCACTGCTGATTCTGTCGGCAGTGCAGCAAATGCCAAGAAGCTTGCTGAGTTAAATCTAACTGCCCAAGTAAGAGCTAAGAATGAAGAGCTGTACCAAAAGCGATTAGCTGAAGCACAACGAAATCAGGCTATCCGCGTTCGTAAGATGAACGAGGATATTAAGAAACTCGATCTTGAACGCACAGGTGACCGCTTGCAATTACTCAAAGCTGAAGCCGAAGCACAAAAGGCGCAGATTGAGGATAACGTCCGTGAGTATACAAAAGCTGTAGGCGATAAGGAACTTGCGGAAAAGAAAGCTCAAGCGGAGCGTCTAAAATTGGCGTCTGATACCGAGCAGAAAATCAGAGAGTTAGCCTACACGCAAACGAGTGAAACCGTTGACCACTTAACTAACATGGTTACACTTGGTCGATTATCTCGCAGTGATGCGGATGCGCTACTTGCTGAAGAGTTAAAATCTTATATTGATTACGCACGAAGCGAAGTCAATGAGGCTCAGTTAACAGCTACTCAAAGACTGCAAATTGAAAAGAACCTATTAGAGTCTCAACAAAAGCTATGGGAACTTGCAGGTCGCAGTCTGAAAACGAGCCTACAAGAAGCCGCACGCCAATATAAGCAAGAGACTACCAATTATGCTGATTTAGCTAAATCGACTTTTGACAGTACGATGAGCTCTATCAATTCAGCATGGACAAACAATCTCGAAGCTATGGCAACAGGAACGAAATCATTTAGTAAAGGCATTAAGGACATATTCAAGGATATGACGAACGCCATTATTAAGATGATGATTCAGTTAACGTTCCAGCAATATGTCATGCCTAAGTTGCAAGGATTATTTGGTGGTGCAGTAAGTGGTATTGGCTCACTAGGTGCTGCAAAAGGGACATCGTCCTTTGCCGGCGGTAGTTCGTTTAGTTCTGCATTTACAGGAAATCGATTCGCTGCCGGAGGAAAAACGAACCCAGGGCTTATGCTGGTTGGTGAAAACGGGCCGGAACTATTACAGTCCTCTGGATCGCATCGCATTTATACTGCAAGCGAAACCCGTAGATTGATGGGCGGCACTACAAGTAATAATGTAGTGGTTAATATCGTTAATCAGTCTGGCCAAGAACTCGAAAGCAAGCAACAGAACTCAAGGTTCGATGGTGAAAATTACATTATCGATGTAATGGTACGTGCTGCTAATACAAATAAAGGAGGTGTGCGTGACGCCATAAGGGCGGCCGCAACTTAATTATGGCTACATTTCCAGATATAAGATATCCAATATATCCAATCCAGGAAACTACACCGGACGTAACATATAAAGGCCAAGTCGAGAATATGACGTTAATCACGCGTAAGAAAACAACAAAAACCCTACGGACGTACTCCGTAGGGTACAAGTTGCCAACTACAGAGTATCAACGATTGCGTGCATTCTTCGACGAGGTTAACTGCTCCGGTATTTTCGATTGGGCACACCCCGAAACCAGGGAAACACTTCAAGTTCGCTTCGCCGACCAGTTAGACTTTGCGGCGAATGACTACGGTGTGTGGACCGGAACTGTTAAATTACAGGAGGTTTGATATGCTACCACTATCAACCGCATCAATGATTGAGAAAAACCAAATTAGCGCTACTGGTGTGTGGCTTATGTTGTTAGATATAACATACAACAGGGAAACGGTTAGACTCGTCAACAATACGGAGAACATCCAATTTAAGGGGAATACATATATAGCCTTTCCTTTCCATTTAGCAGATGTTAATAAGAATCAAACAGATTTACCAAACGTGAAGTTATCTGTATCTAACGTGACTCGTACTATCCAACGCATGGCTGAAACTAACAAAGGCTTCACCGGTGCGGACGTCATCATCCGAATCGTGAATACCTCAATCCCGGATGTGTGCGAACTAGAGGAGCATTTTGTAATTACTGGTGCGCAAGCTAATGCAGAATGGATGGAGTTTACACTAGGAACAGACTTCAGCTTCAACCGACGATTCCCGTTGATCAGGGTTATGAAAGACTTTTGCCCGTTTAAATTTAAGGGTGTTCAATGCGGATATAAAGGCGATGCCGGCGAATGTAATAAGACGCTAGCACGATGCCGAGAACTTGGCAATAGTACAAGGTTCGGCGGAGAACCTACTATTCCGCAAGGAGGTCTGTATGCATCCAACAAATGATTATACGGACTTACTAGGTACGCCTTTTGAGCAGATGAAATGTTGGGATTTAGTTGTTGAAGTATACAAACGCTCCGGTATCGAATTACCCAATTACACTGATGTAAAGATGGGTGATTGGCAAGAAATACGAGAACCTGGTGAAATGAACGTCCTCGTATTTGCGCTCTACGGCCCGGAACTCGACCACGTAGGGGTTTATATAGGGGGTGGAAATTTCATCCATGCAACGCAAAAATCAGGAGTGTGTATTGAACATATCGCTAAATACGTACCTCGGTTAAGGCATATATATAAGTGGAAAGGAGACACGAATGGTTAATGTAATCATCGTAAAGAATCCGTTTAAACCGGAACAACATGAAACTCAATATATGCCTTTTAAGAAAGGTAAACCGGTAAGCCATTATCATAAGGCGCCAGGTGAATGGGTGTACTCCATTAATGGCCACGAGGTAACAGCGGATACGCCTGTTAATGATGATGACTACATTGTAGCTATGCCTAAAATTGAGGGTAAATTCTTCGGAGTATTACTTTCAATTGGTATGGCAGTATTTACAGGTGGTATTGCTTCGGGTGCCATATTTGGTATTCAAAGCCTAATCTGGCGAACAGTCCTATCAATGGCTATTGGCATGATTGGTAACGCTGTCATATCTAAATTAACAGCACCTAAAGTTGACCGCTCGAATTCTGAGCAGTCTACCACTTACGGATGGGGTGGCACTAAAACTGTAACCGGTCAAGGCTATCCGCTAGCTGTAACCTATGGTCGCATGAAGTCGGCAGGTATGTTATTATCTCGTCACGTAATTAGCGACGGAGAGAAACAGTACCTCAACTTACTGTATTGCGCAGGAGAAGGCGAGTTATCGAAGATTGAGGATATTCGTATTAACTCTAACCCAATATCCAATTATAAGGACGTCCAAGTCGATATTAGGCTAGGCACAAATGATCAAACTGTAATTCCTAATTTCAATGATAACTTCGCTGACCAGGGTTTAAATTATGAACTCAAAAACGAGTGGAGTGTACAGCAGGTACAGGGTGACGCTTGCGATGCCATTGAGCTAACAATCGGATTCCCTAACGGGCTGTACTACTCTAACGATAGCGGCGGAATGGATAAAACCTCTGTTACTGTTGATGCTGAAATTCGCAAAGTAGGAACACAAGAATGGCAAAGCTTGCCGTTATCAAACAACAAAGGTCTTTCTTCTCACGTGAAAAAAGAGCCTAGGCGGTGGTTCTTTGTAGATAGAGATAATAAGAAAATTGCTAACTCAAATTACACAGGGTATATAAGGGAAGCTACGAACTCCGCATTTTATCGGGTGTTTAGATTCGATAATCTTGAAAAGGCAAAATATGAAGTCCGCATGCGTTGCTCTGGTAAAGACGGCACAAGCCTACGTCATGTTAATAAGGTGTACTGGACACAGCTCACTCAAATTATCTATGACGACTTCGTGCATCCTGGAAAAGCACTCATAGGGATTAAAGCTTTGGCCACATCTCAACTCAGCGGTTCTGATCCAGATGTATCCTGGATTCAGGAACGTAGCAAAGTATGGGTGTTTAATCCGTACACTAACCAATATGAAGAAAAGCCGGCTGACAATCCAGCATGGGCAGCATATGACCTCTTACATATTTGTCGCAAGATTGGCAGTGAATATGTAGTGTTCGGTCAACCACAGGGCCGTATCGATTACGATGCGTTTAATGCTTGGGCCGAGAAATGCACGCTCAATAAATTCACATTTAACTACATCTTTGATACCGCAACTCGTTTATGGGATGCACTTAAATATCCTGAAGCGGTAGGGCGTGGTAAGGTTATTCCTGCAGGAACACGGTTCACCTGCGTGAGTGATTATCAATCCTCGCCAGTACAATTATTCACTGTGGCCAATATCAAATATGGTAGCTTTACGGAAGAGTTCCAAGGTGTAGAGGCCAGGGCTAATTCAATTGAGCTATCGTTCATAAACAAGGATAAGGATTACGAACGTGATGTGATTCCGGTGTACGGTGATACATACGACGAATCTAACTCACTTACTAACCCTGCTCAAATCGAGCTCATGGGCTGTACCAGCCTAGAGCAAGCCTATCGACACGGTAAGCATTATCTTAGATGTAATAAGTACGAAATTCGTACTGTTACGTTTGAGGCTTTTACAGATGCAATCGCTTGTACAGTAGGCGACATCATCCTAGTTCAGCACGATGTCCCTGAATGGGGCGAAGGTGGCCGAGTAGTTGCCGTTAATGGACAAACGATCACTCTTGACAAAGAAGTCACAACTCAACCAGGAAAGCAATATCAGTTATTAGTGCGTAGCAATACGACGGATGCGGTATCGACGTATAACGTCGTTAATGTATCCGGCTTGAATGTTATTGTACAAGAGACAATACCAGTACAAAAGGACTGCATATATGCATTTGGCGAGATATCGAAAGCGGCCAAACCGTTTAGGGTTCTAGCCATTACTGAAGGTCATTCGGAAATGACCCGTAAAATCCAATGCATGGAATACTACCCGGAATTGTACGCTGCAGATGACGGACACATTCCGACTATCAATTACGCCAATCACAGCGCTTCCGACATCCAAGATATTGGGCTCGTGAGCGACGTATATGGTGCAAACGGTATTATGTATTCTCGCATAGCCGTATCGTGGCAATTACCTCGTGATGGCAAAGTGACAAACGTAGTTGTGAACTTCCGGAACACTAAAAGCGATACCTGGACTTACGTGGGGAACTTCCCTTCTTCGGCCAATGGTACTACGATATCCGACGTATTGTTAGGTGCTAATTACGAGGTGCGTGTACAGGCAATTAACGATTTAGGACAGCTTACTACAGGTGTTACTAAATCAATTAATATACCTAAGATGCAATCCCCTGAAGATGTGCAAAATTTGCACGTACTCAGTCGATATAATCAGACTGCAGATAAAAGCGTGTACTATGATTTGCAAGTGCTATTTGACCCGCCTAGTAATCCGGCTAACTTCGATGTAGCTGAAGTTTGGTATATGCTAACTGCCAAAAGCGGAAAGCCTGTAACTGGCCAAGAATGGCAGTATGCAGGAAGTAGTACAAGCCAAGTGATCATTAAGGCGCTAGGCCCAGGTGAAGCATATCGTATTAAAGCAATATCTGTTGACCGATTCGGCAACAGGGCGGAAACAGCTCAAATGGTTGACGTAGTAGTTAAACCTATGGACGCTATCCCTGATATGCCGAAGAACTTTACCATTACTTTTGGACAAGAGGCTAAAGCAAAATGGGACGAAGTACTTAATGCGGATGTAGATTATTACGAACTCCGGACTGACAATAATCCTGGTAATGACTCTACAGCGCTACTCGCAAGGGTAAAAGGTACTACCGCAACGCTCACGTTAACCAAACGTGCAGATACAGTATATCTATTTGCTAAAAGTACACTCGGTAAGTATTCAACTCCTGCTCGGTATGAGTACAATTTACCTCAACTCGACAAACCTGAAGTCGTGGCCAAGAGCACGATTAATGGCATCAACTTATACTTCTCTGCGAAGCCAGCGCAAGCCTATGCAATCAGATGCCACGTTGTAGGTGATACTAGGACGGACGATTTGGAAACAACAAGCACAATGCTTACGTATTCCAATGAACCAGGAGTGTACACGATCCGATGCGCCTTTGTTGACGTATTTGGTGAAGGCAAACTCGATGAGCAAATGGTTTCTATTAAGGCGACAATTCCGAAAGAAATGATAGACCGTGAGACACTCGGTCTGGCTGAGTTCGATAAACGTGTTAACGAGTTGAGTTCGGAGTTCAATAAAGTATCAAATGAATATAGCACTAAAGTTCAAAACCTTGCTGCTGATGTGGAAAGCCGTTTTACGCAGCTTGATAACGGTATTGAACTTAAAGTTACAAAAGGCCTTAAAGCACTTGATGGAGCGGCTATCCTTTCAAGAATAAACCTTTATGAAGGTGGCGTTAAGATTGATGGTAAATTAATTCATATTACTGGCGATACTCTTATAGATGGAAACATTATAACGAATAGGATGTTGCAGGCGAATTCCATAACTGCAGATAAATTGAAAGTGGATAGTTTATCTGCTTTATCGGCATATATTGGTGGCACACTTCGAGGTGGTAAGTTAATTGGTACTGAAATCCAAAATGAATCAGGAACATTTAAGGTAGATGCACAGGGTAATATTAAAGGCGCCAATATTGCGGGGTCCCGAATTGATGCTAATAGCGTATTCGCTGAAGGGCAACAATTAAAGCCGTCTTTCGTAAAACGAATCGATGTTACTAGCGGTGACAAAATCGAGATACCACCTGGATATTCATGGGATAAGACTTTAATCTTCCTACGTTGGGTATCTGATCCAATGGAACAAGGTTGGTATGAATACTCTGGTACGTACATGTCTCAAACTGAAATCAACGCAATCCAACAGATTGCGCAAGAGCGTTTTAAAATGACGCTCAACATGAGGGATCGTTGGAGCATGAACGGCTTCGGCGGGGATTTACTTAACGGAAATACTACTGGCAAAAATGAAGATATTGTAGCTAAGAATAACGGTAGATTTATATCCTTTAATCAAGGACGCCCTGTATATGGTGTGGTCCAGTATTCAGGTATAGTTGATAATCCACCTCCAGTATTTAGAGTTACGACTAGCGAAGGTCCTGGTGCTAAAAATAAACCTGCTGAAATTTATGGCTTGGGCATAACTGAAAAAGGCTATTTCTATTATGGTAAATTATCAGCACGTAAAGGCGGTTGGGGCCGTGCAGGCATTACGATTATGTCATTCTGGTAATAAGGAGGTGCGTATATGAAGGAATACGATTTTGATTTGCATGTAGGACAGGATTACGGATTGACCTACGTCATCGAGGATGGCGGGCCATATGATGGGTACACCGCTATCATGAAAATCAGGCGAAAGCCTGATACATCAGAGGTACTAGCTATTAACGGTGTGATAGAGGGCAACCGCATCACATTCCGTATCAACGGCAATGATACTGTTAATAATGTGGACGCTAAGGGCGTTCATCAATATGATGCATTTATTTACAACGATAATCATAGTTTGAAATTAGGTTTTGGTGAAGTCAATATCCTTCAAGATATTGCACGTCATTAGAAAGGGGATTATATCATGGCACAAGAATTAAATATTAATTTAACAGGTTTGAATTTACCACCGCTTAAATTAGAAGGTCAAAATGGTAAAAGCGCATATGAAATATGGTTAGAAGAAGGGAATACCGGAACAAAAGACGACTTCCTCAACTCCTTGAAAGGCACTAATGGTAGTCCAGGCTTGCCCGGTAAAGATGCAACAGCTGATGGTGCTTATGAAATGTTGTTAGGCTTGAATGTTTATTGTGAAAATGCAACTCCTAATGAAGTATTAAAAGGTCTCATTCGTGGTTTAGGCGATGTGATTAAAAAGCCATTTAAACAACTTGAATTTGACCGTCCTGCTAAAGGTCAGACATATATCAATGTATATGGTACGCCTCACTTTAAGGTAGCTTTACTAGGCAAAGGTGCAGCTGCAGGAGTAAGTATTGGCGATGATGGTCAAGCAAGGATGGATTTAGATAAGCCATTTATGACAGAAGATATCCAAATTGAGTATTTTAATATGTTAGGAAGTATCGTAGGTACATATCGTGTATCAGGTTATAACGATGTTAAAACAACCATAGAAAGTTATGAGTTTGCAAACACTTATGACCAACAAAATTACGAGTTCCCAGAGGTTACGACTGTTGGGGCTTATGCATTTGGTAACTCCGCCAAGACAATAAAATTGCCTAAAGCCGTCAGAATTGACAAAACTGCATTTAATAATTGCGCGGATGTAACAGAAATTTACATTCCTAGTTTCGTAATGCAACAAGGAAACGAGTTCAATACTATCGATATGGTAAGCCTCGTTAAATTGGTGTTAAATGAGGCGTCCGATGTTGAGGCTTTATCTAATATGCGATTGAATGGTGGTAAAATTTATAACCAAAACGAAACCAAGTATTTTGATAAAACTACTAAAACCTGGGTATCAGCATAATAAGGAGACTGTGAATGGATGAAATCAGAATACTCCTGATGGAGGTAGGTATTCCTCCTTATTTTGCGGACATTGGATTCTGGGTGACCCTGTTAGGGGTCATCTGGGCCGCCCTCCGGGGCTCATTCCGAGCAATGGTGTGGTTTTTGGAGCATACCTCGCTAGTTGCGGTTAAGCAAGAATTAGATGACCATTTGGCTCGACGCATGGATAAGCAACGCAAGGATTATGATGATAAGTTATCCGAGGCTATCAACAGTATCGCTGACTTAACAAAAAGTAATCAGGAAATATTAAAGCAGTTGGTCAAGCTGGAAGAACGAGATGCTGCGAAGTTTCACAGGCTTAATAACCTCGAAACTACAGTTCAAAGTCTGAGTACTGAACTGATGCATATCCAAGTTCTAAACAATATGCCAATAGGAAGAAGTATCACACTCAGCACGGATGATATAGGAGGCGATTAGTGATGAAATATCAAATCATGAACCGACTGAAATCCGCATATGGTGCTGTTCGTGTTGCTAATATTAGACCTACTGGAGTACTAGCGACACGGATTCTAGTACTTGTTATGCTAATTCCTATTTGGCTAGTCATAACAGAGTACGTTATGGCATTTGCTAGGGGCTATGTATCAAGTGAAACTAATAAGCTGATTGATGTTGGGCTCAATATTATTGACCACATATTTATTCCTAGTGTATTGACAGCCGTAGTAGGCTTCCTAGGACTTTGGTTGGATAGGAACAATAATGGTGTTCCTGATAAATTGGAAGGAGGTAGTAGTAATGACGAAAATATTTATAAATCCAGGTCATGATATTGACCTGGATAGCGGAGCAGTAAATCCTAACACAGGACGTCGTGAATGCGACGTTGCTCGTGATGCGAGTAAGTTATTGGCTTGTTATTTACAAACGGCAGGATGTGAAGTTAGAACTTTACAGAATGATGACTTAGGTCTTGTATGTGAAACATCCAATGAATGGGGCGCAGATATCTTTGTGTCTCTGCACTGTAATGCATTTAATACGCAAGCAAGAGGAACTGAAACATTGTACAAGTCCTTTAATGGGCAACGCTTAGCGAATGACATTCAAAGCCAAATCATTCGTAGTATTAATACGGTTGATCGTGGTGTAAAAGAACGGCAAGATTTATGGGTACTAAATGGTACAGATGCGACAGCCGTTCTTGTTGAAATGGCCTTCATCGATAATGATGAAGACCTAGCACTGCTTAACAATGACCTTGATACTATTGTGAGAGCCATTGCACGTGGCATCACAGATTATGTAGGAGGGGTATGATGTATGACAAAATCAAGATACTATTTAATCACCCTACTTACCGCTATATTATTATCGGTGGTATTGGGCTCCTCTTCTGCCTTTGCATCGGATACATATTCTACCAACCAAGCGGAACCGACTATCAACGTGCCCGTGAGTCAGTGGAACGAATTGAAAAGCAACAACGCGAAAGCGTTGAGCTTAATCGAAGTAGCCAACGTTCCATTGAACGAGGCGCAGAACTTAGCCGTGAAGCAGCGACAAGAATTGAACGAAGCCAAGACTACAATCGACAAATTAACGACCGAATTGAACAAAGCCAAAGCGGACTTAGTGAAGCAAGAAGTTACCTTATCAGAAATGTCGAACTCTTTGATAGAATTGAAAGATCAAATAGAGAACGACAAGAAAACAATCAAGCGACTACGAATGCAACGCAACCTATCCCAAATACTGGGAGCGGGTGCGACAATCGGAATTGCGATACGCGGATAGCGAGGTGATCCATTATCTCCTGAGCATGAGCAGGCGGACTCATGGATTGTAATTAAACATATAAGGCCTATCACAACACAGTAAAATGTGAATTGTGATAGGCCTTATTTTTTTTGAAAATTTATAAAAAAGTACTTGCATTTACATCGAATTAGATGTATAATGAAATCAAAGATAAGGGAAATATTAAAAGGAGCAACAATCATGAGCAAGTACAGCGAATTTTTAAAAGACGTAAAAGAAACACAATTAACTAAATTCTTCGGAGAAGTGAAGCATACTTCTAATAAGTACTTCAAATTTAACCATGTAATTAGTGATGATGAAATTATCATTGTAACTAACAATGTGAAATTCGTTAAAGGTAACCCTGTATTAGTGATTGATAACAATAAAGTTGTATATCTAAAGGATTGGAATGTTGCCGAAGTTCGCAATTATAATAAAGGCCTTTATGCTTATGCAGTTAAATTAAACCGCAAATACTGGAAGGAATACACTTTCAAAAGCGAATTCGAAGATATGTGTTTCGAACAAGCCGATACATTTGATAGCTTAAAAGCGGTAGCCGAAATGCAAAACGATACTGAGATCGCATTAGGTTGGGGAAAATAGGAGGTACTTATGAAGTTCGAGGATGTAATGACTGCCGCTGAAGCAGCGGAGCGTTGGAAAATTAGTCCGGTTACAGTAAAGCAGGCGTGCTCTGGTCAACGGAACACGCCACCTAGATTCACATCTAGCGAGTGTAGGAAGGCTAAGGGCACTTGGTTAGTATCACGCCTGGGAATGGAACGATTATATGGGGAGGAACCTAAAATGTTAAAAGTTTACAGTTTAAATGCGTTAAAACCTTGGTTCATGGGAACCGCAGAAACATATAAGGAAGCCTGGGAAATGATATATGATCGTGAAATGCACCAGTCCCCTTGTATCGGCAAATGGGATAAGGAGCAATGGGAAGAGTGTGATATGCAGGATGAATTCCCTGATTTTAAGTGGCCTGAAGGTGTTGATTATGTTTGGACGGCTGATTGGATAGCAGAAGTCATTCTCGACCCGAGTGAATATAACGAGGAAGGAGTAAGAGGTCTTATCGATGATTTGATGCTATCTTACAAAATTGAAGAAATCGATTAAATTTATATAATAGTATATATTATATAAATCGTTAAAATCGTTCTAAAATTTCAAGCGTTACTCAACTGTTACTCAACTTTTTAAAATTAAAAGTGTTATAATAATAGTAAATAGGCGGTTTTATAACACTGTCAAAATTGTACTCCAAATAATTTGGCGCAAAAATCCGCAGTGCAACGCACTGCGGATTTTTT